GTTAATGACAGCATCTTTCACTGTATTGTGAGGTTCGGCCATAACAGCATTTATGACATGAGCCCCTGCCGTCCACTGATTTTGTCTAGAACCCACAAAACCACGTATTGTTTCAGTGAAAACCGAATCTGTTCTAGATCCATAGTAAACGATCTCACTATTTCCGATTTCTCCAGGAGGCGGTCCCAATCTCAATAATCCGTGCGGAGGAAAATCTGTGGCATCTTCAACAATGATATTTTGTGCAGTATATGGAAGACTCTGCTTCAAAACAGTTTGAGCATTATTTCTGACCTCATAGAGGCTCTCTTTATCGTCTATTGCATCGGGAAAGAGCGAAAGATCACCTGGAAGATATCCTACATCCAAGCTGGTAATTCGATCTGCCATTAGTCTCCTTGTGGTTTGGGTGGCTTAACGAGAGTGGTCATCAGCGACCAACGCACGCCTTTTCTTTTCCTCAATTGCCTGCTTTTCTATTTGTTCTAACATGCTTACCAGTTCTTTTCGAATTGGGGTTTCTTTATCAAGATTCAAAATACATTTAACAAGATTCAAATCTAGAGGTCTTCCAGTCAACAACCGCAGATGGATTTCATCACTGTACTTTTCATTCCAAAGTTCCAAGTTCGTCTGCAAATCGTCGAAAGGCTTGAGAGGTTCGATCTCCTGAAGTTTTTTAAAGGCCTGAAGGAAGAAATTCGCCTCTTCTTCAGTTTCTCTTTGGGTCTTCAGCAAATCTTCAAGGGTCAATTCCAACTTGACTTTCTTGCGATTTAATTTTCGAGTCTCGATATCCCATTTCTCAACTTTATTTAGTGTATTTTCCGCCAAAACAGATCGCTCTTCAATGTTTAGTTCCAACAAACGGATGTCGTCGTTGGTATCTTCAATTGCCAAAACCAAATTTCTCAGAGAATGTTTTCTAGCAGAAAGCTCATTTAGACAGCAACGCAATTTTGCCTGGATTGTGGGCTCTTTTCCTATCAAAAAATGCTTCATCTGGAAAAGGCTCATCCTATTAACTACTCTGTTTTCTTTAAGCAGTTGTTCTATCTCTCCTAAAATATCACTTGACATTTTCTAGCTCCTTCGTAACAATAGCTATATTGTAATAGAGTTTCAAAAGAGGAATCATTATGGGCAAATTGAGCGGAGCATTGGGCTATCTATCGGGGGCTATCGAATATGTTCCTGATGCGGGGATTGCGTGGCGACGTAAGTTCAGCACTTTGGTACAAAAAGTCGAACTGGATGTCGGTTTGTTCGATCCGACAGACAAGCCAAACGGCAAAATTGGTGCGGAGGACACAAATTATCAGATCGAACTTCAAAAAAGAGGACAGTTTAAGGAACTTCAGAGATATGTGAGAGCCTACCGCCGCCACGATCTTCACGGGACTGACGCAGCCGATTTCATTATCGTTGTTGTAAATCCTCTCATACCCCAGTGGGGTACAGCAAATGAGACCTATGTCGCTGAAAGACGGCACATTCCCAGCTATTTTGTCTGTGATGCGGGTCTCTATGGACTTCCTCGTTGGCTTTTCGATGTGATTGATAAAATCCAAAGTGACGATCCGATAATTGCCCAGCAAGAAGCAAACGTTTACAATTCCATCGAAGAGGTGGTAGACGAACTGGTTGCCCTGGATCGAGGGAAAAAGCCGTTAAGCGAGGAATGGGAATTGATTCGTCTGGCAATCAAGCAGCGAAATCAGATTTTTGAATCAACACATCTTAAGTCCTAAGATGGCTTTAAACCTAACTCCTTGACTTGCGGCCTCAAGGCCCCAAATCTTTTTCGACCACTCAAATGGGCTGTCGGAAAAGTCACCAACAGACTTGAATGTCTTTTGGTGAATACAAAGTCCATTCAGCGTGGCATCATAAAATTCATTGCAAATCTTGATCGGGTATCTATCTCGATTATACGTCACAACTATTGGATAGAGTACATCTTTTTCATTTTCTATCCAGTAAGCATATCTGTGATTTAGTTTGGGTCTGACAATAGTTCCCGCCATCACGATGATGTTCCAGTCTTTGTTCCCCTTCTTGATTCCTGTGTTAATCAAAGACGTGATGGTGTGTTTGCCTCGATGGGCGGGACACAGTTCTTTGACTTCTTTGAGTTCGGCGGGAGTAAAATCTTTGCCTACGGTACAAACAACGGAAAAATCTTGGCCGTAACGATTCCTGATGGATCGCATCGTACCCTGAAGCATTCCCGGATTGTACTCGGGCAATATGACAACAAAGCCGAAACTCAATTCTTTCTTTTTGAATCGAGTCACTTTTTACCTACTCTATGGTGCTAAACTTTGGTCGAAATCAATCCTAATTACGTCTGCCGGATCTAACGCACGATTGATGGTAAATGTACCGGAAGCGGGAGTAGACGCAGAGACATAAGTCAATGTCCACGTTCCGTCAGGACCCGTACTTCCGTCATAGACGTAAACAGCTTCATCTTCGCTTAACCTGATGCCATTGACATAAACTCTCAGGGTGCCAGTCATGAATGCTGTTCCTACCGAGGTAGTTTTATAGTTCTTGTAGTCTGGAGAACCGGGAGTCAGATGAGCCGGTTTTAAATCGTAAAAATGCTGATGAGCCGCCGCAGGCGGAAAAACTGTATGGGCTTTGATAATATCGGGAGCATCGAGAGTGAAGGTCACCGTATCTGAGTGTCGCAGTCTGGCAGTCCCCGTCGTAAGCAATTCGGTTGTAGAAAGCGATTGGACCTCAACATCCAACAAATTTGCTTCCGATTGAATGAGACTCAATTTGTCTCGTTCCGATTCTGTCATTCGGACATAAGTCGTAGAAATGCCATCACTTCCATCAGTATGGAAGGCAATATTGTGCATTGCATCGTCTATGGCCGAATCCTTCAGATCACCACTTTCTTCAAGAGATTGGTTTAGACGATTTTTCAAACTTCCTGCTGATCCCGAGGAGTTGCGTAGATTGTCAGCATCTATGTCAACCTGAAAATTGACAAGATCGATTCTCGTAAGGATGTTGTGCAGAGGAAGATTGTCGTAAAGCCAATGGTAAGGATAAATTGGTTCGTATAAGACATCTTGTATTAGATCAATTTCTGGCATTTCACTCCTTGGAGGCAAACTCGCCCATCAGTTCCTTGAGATTATATAGGTCGTAGGACAAAAAGGTTTTCCAATCCTTGCCAAGTTCATCGGCCTTGTCCTCGGCCCAACCCATAATCTTCTCCCACTGTTCTCCGTAATTTCCCAAAATCTCTTCGTCTTGAGCGATGTTGCGAACGAATCGATATATCGGTTGCCCTGCATTTTTGTTTCTGGTTGGACCCTTATGATAGTCGATCATCGCATTTTCCAATTCAGGACTAGGAGCGTGATTGACCATGCCGCCGTAACCCAAGGGAACAACCTTTCGGGTGAAATCCGTTGTTCGTCGCTTTTTTACCAATTTGCCCGATGCCGCGAACTTGTATCGGTCGGCATAAGCAGTACACTTATCCGCAATAGAACCCGTTTTTACCTGTATACCAATGATTTCCAGATAATCTCCAGCTTTCAGAGGTTCAGCAGCAAATACTCCCAACCCTGCATTAGGCACCGTAGATTCTTTTAGGTAGAATCTCTTGTCTGTTTCCTCTACTAGTTGCATTCCAAATAACCTTTCTCTATCGCTTCGTTCACTTCGGCAAGGGTTACCGGTCTGCCAACCACCTCTCCAAGACTCTCCAGAAAGAAACGACAAACATCGCCTTGAACTGTCTTGCCCAAGAAACCATCTCCACCACAAAATTTCATGGCCTTTTTAATTTCATCGGGCCCAAAGCCCCAGTCGAAGATTTCTCGATCTATCGAGAGAGCCCGGTATTGTTGATCGGTCTCAGGATCGTAAACCTCTTGTATTTCAAAAATCTTTTTCATTAGATAAAGCTCAATCGCCAAGCCCAAGTAAGTTGCATGATTGAACTTTTGGTAATTCCACCAAATGTGGCCATACTATAAAGGTCTCCAGAGTTCATCTGAAGGGCCATTTCGTTCAATACATAACCATTGCCTTCGCTGTTCGTGATGACAGCGGTAAAAACTACTTGACTGGCAATGTTGGGATCAATCGTACTAATAACTGGTTTGTTGACTACAGTTGTGCCATAAAGGCCATTTCTCTCAGCATTTACATGCCTGGGCTGGCCATCGGCACTTGTCCCTCCATCACCGAAAATCATTCGGGTAATGAAAAAATCATATTCGCTTCCATAGTCGTTCGCCAAACTTGCGGCAATGGCGTCCCTACCCTTAAAGAGTATGGCATTTGGGAAAACGATTTTTTCCTCTTTGCCGTTTTTCCATGTCTTGGTTAATTCGATCTCGCCTTTTAAATGAATAGTATCAGTTATTTTCACTGCACCTCCATCTCGTCTTTTGTTCCATCTGCATATTCTATGAAACAAGTGATTGATTCTTCCTGACGCACGACATCCAAAAGCTCCGTAGGTCTGTCTTCGGCTGTATTTAGGATGCGAAGTGTCATTGGCGTTCCATATTCTGTGGTTACGTCGATTATGCTCTTGCCTCTTCGATCCACGAATGTGAAATCATGTCCTGGTTTGTCTGGTTCTGTTCTTTCGGGTATACTCAAAGGCTGATTGGCGAACCTGTAAATGTCGTAGGTAACCGCCGTCCCTGTGGTTTTCCAATCATTAGGCGGTCCAGCCAAAGTAATTTTTTTGCCATCTATTTCAGTAATTGCATAATAATCGGTGCCAATGAGGATTAGATAGTTTTCTTTGAACTTGCTACTTTCCGAAGCATCCAAAGAACCATCTGGGAAATGGGCGGCATTGACACCATTCAGGATCGGGAGGCCTGTTTCGTGATCGACTAATGTCTCCAATGTTAGTCCACGATAGCCAAATTGCCCTATCGCCTGATCGGCTAGTCTCCGATAAACGACAACTGTAACACCCGCTACATCTCCACTTGTATATTCATCTATGTAAAACTGGTGGCTGTCGCTTTCGTGAAAAGCAATAATCTGGTATTGTGTGCCACTGTAAAGAACATAATCGCCAATCCTGAGGATGTTTCTTACATCATCAATTGTTGTGGCCACACTTCCTGGCCTAAAATCGACCAATCCACGACGACGCACGGAAAGGGCACCACCCGTGCCTGTGGCACGGGTGGTGCCACCATCATCTTTCAATGTCCAAGTTAAGCCCGATGTGTAGGAGGTCGGTAAGGTTCCGTCATCTTCTAGGACAAGAATCCCTCCCGGTAGAACATTCAGGATTGGATAGGGTCCACCACCAAACGATGGAACCGAAAGTTCCCAAGCATTTCCGGTATACTCTGTGTGTTCTTTGTCCCATTCGCTTCTTGTGCCGAGTTCGGCAAAATCCACATCATCGTCATTAAATGTGAAGTAGTCAGCTTGATCGATATTAACCGGATCTTCGGTGATGATTTTATTGGATATGCGAAATGTAAATTGAGATTCATTTACGGGTTCCGAGTACAGAGGGTCAGCAGCCGCCACTACCGCCGAATAACCAATCGGATCGCCCAAGGAATATTTGCCAGCGAGCGTGTGTGGAGCGTAAATTTCCATCAAATTAGAATTGTCCAATGGGCTACCTGATATGTTTTCGGTATTGATTCCCAGAGCGTCAAATTTCACAAACGTTCCCTTCACATCTCCCGAAGTTGTACCAGGAGAAAAGATGGCAACGTTGTCATTATATGCTGTGCCGCTAGCCGAAAGAACTTTGTTTTCCATGTTCGCCAGCATTGTCCTTTTCAATATGAGGTTGGCATTTTCGTAAGGCACCACCCGATTGAATATATCTTGACCCTCTCCAGCTAGTAGGATTTCTTCACCATGGAGTTGTATGTTCACGGTGATTTCTTCAATGGGAGGCTCAACAAATTCGTTGATGGCACCATTGAAATTGATAGAGTGTAAAATCGCTTGAAATGGCACAAACTCTTTAAGAATGTCTTGGGCTTCCACAATCCTATCGTCGGTTATGTATTCGATTTCAATATCGACGTTGTAGTGACTTCCCAAACAGTTTTTGCAACAATCAACAAAATCCTTGTCAATATGACAGGGATTGGTTGATTCCCTCAGACTGCCGTTATATTCATCCATGTTATAGACATTTTCGCTGTAGCCAAATTCTGTCCGTATGTGTCCAAACATTACAGGATCGTGTAATGGATGTCTTATCGTGATAACAACGTCAAACATCGGATCATCTTCAGCGATTACTCGGACATTCCAATTTTTAGGAGGGTAGCATTGATCTCGCTCATCTCGCAAGTCGGCCAATGGAAGGCTTCGCACATAGTTTTCTATAGCTTGTTCGGTCGGTCCCGGTACTTCGACTATCTTGTAGATGATCCTTATTGAATCTCCTTCCTCAAGAACAATCGGGTCTACTGATAGTTGGTCGCCAATCCAGGTAAACGAGTCGGTTGTATCATCTAGATCAACATAATCAGCAGACAATTCTTGCCATTCATCGTCATTTACTCCTCGATAGTATAGTTCAAAATTATCTAGATCTAGAGGAAGTGTGCTTTTACATAGAGAGAACTCGGTCTGTCCTTCTTCGACCTCAAAGTAATCTTGCCACGTATAGTCCGAAATGACTTGCCATAGTCGGGTGAAATTATTTAAAACCATACCCGAAGCCCCCAGAGCCTCGCTTAAGCCCGCCTGGGTTCCTTTTTTCTTATAGGTGGTCGGAGCCTGTCTTATCTGTCTTCTCCAAAGAATAGGATCGGACGACCGAAGTTTAAGATCGTAAAGATTACCGAATGCAGACAAATAGCTTTCATGAGTCACGTTCGCATCAATTACTCCCACCATCTGATTGGCAAGATCTTCTAGCCAAGTAAATCCCATCGCTATCGCGTTGTTAAATTCCAACAGAACTTCAGGAGACAAATCATTATTGGCAAGCCTTGTTTCGTAAGTGCTTGCCAGATAACGTCTTAGTAATGTAGGGTATTTTTCGGGATCGGTTTGTTGTGTCGGCAAACTTGTTGTAAGGGCCGTATTGCCAAACAAAAAGAATTGTTCATGAGAAGTGATAGAATCACCGGCTATATTGGGTGTCCAAGTCCAGCAAATAAAGTAATCACCTTCCCGCATTCCCTTCGGTTCCCAATACAATTCAAACTGACCATCAATGACGTTACCATCTTCGTCTTCTGCCGGTATAAGGATGTTGTCTTCTTCTACCTTCTCTCGTTCATCTGGTGGAACAGAGTCGGGATTGAGCCACGCAGGAAAATCTTCGGTAGCTCCGGTAGGATCTTCGTAACCAAAGACTTCAACAGTAAGAGCGTCTTTGTAGTAAAAAGTGCTGGTCTTTTTGCTTTCCTCAATTTCCTGCACCACATTTTCCAAGGCCTTTAAGTTGGCCTCTGTGGGATCGTTACAATAAGCCTCTTTGGCCTCTCGATATTCCAGAATAAGACGCTCTTCAATTATCTCCTTGTTGTACTCGGAAAAATTGCTGTTTGCAAACTCACGTTCAGCATAATAAATTTTTACATTATCTACCTTGTACGGGGTAATAGGGCATCCATCCGAATCTGTCGTTATGAGTGTGAACAGAATCGTGTCGGTTATCGAAGGGTTTTGATAGATTGTTTTTATGCTCATGTGAATAAGAATGAAATCGTTAGATCATCCGGCCTTATTATTTCGTTATAGTTTGCAGTAATAATTGTACCTGAGTTATTCTCGTCATTTGTGACGAAAGTAATTTCATACCCTTGAATTTGTTTTAGGTCTGCGAGGGCTTTTGTAAGATCTCTTGCGTCTAATGTTTGGCCAAACTCCCAGTTGTTGATATTGAAAAATGCATCGACTCTTCGGATTATCTGAGTTCTAATTTCCTGTTCGAACTTTCTGTTGAATCGATCCAAAACAGCCTCTATGGAAGTGTCCACCAACACTTGTGTTCCGTCCTTGATGCAAACGTGATCGGTCAACATCTTTTTAGAGTTGAGTTCCTCTAACAAACCCACCTTTAATTCATCTCCTGCTTCTGCTAAACCAGCATTTTCCTTCGCCAGAATATAAATATCGACTATATTGGCAGCACAACCGCTTTGTCTCAAGACGGCTGTACTCTTGCCCACTTGGCCGTGAAACGGAGTGGCGAATTGGTCAGCTAAAGTTTTATAATCCAAGCCCGTAACGGCTCTGTCCTGTGTCCTTATCCATTCCGGCAGCTTGCGACGAATATCTTCTAATGTATCGCCATCATAGCCAAATTCTCCCCTAGTGTAGTTTGTGAAGGATACTGTGACACTGAATTGTAGACCGGGCACGAAAGCCGCTCGCTCTGTTGTAATGAATCCTGTGACAATATTGCCTCGCGTCCCCCCGCCAGTTCGATATGTTACTTCAATGGAAGATCCCGGTGAGGGACTCAAGCCCGCACGATTGTTGCCAAACATAATGTACGCACTGTATTCAGAATCATATTCTACCCTGTATTCACGTCTTGGCTGTGAATCGGTGAAGAAGTCAACTTCTTCCCACACAACACCGTCTACACTGACAATAATGGAATCAAAGATAACTGGGGTTGAATTGAGTTGATAGCTTTGAAGTGTTTCGCCCGTTCCCGTGAAAGTATCGACAATTGTGTTTCCCTCAAGTCCAACAATATTTTGATTTACAAGGCTGCCAGCCGGAATAACAATATCTTCATTAAAAATAGGTTCGTTATCAGGATTGGCTGGAAAAAGTTCTATAATAATCGGTTGTCCATTTACGCTGGTATCGACAATTACTGGTGCGGGTATAACTACATCAGAAGTAAGGGTGTTAAAAATCGTTGCAGACCATAGTGACCTTGCGGGTATTGGAGGCGTTGGCTCAAAACCAACCAATTTCGATAGCCTGAAAGCGTTATCGAGTTCCGTAACTGTGTCGATGAATAATTCGTTAATGATCTGGTCCATTTTGAAAGAAAGGGTGTCCGCAAGAAAAGCCCAATTTTCTATCAACATGATCGCCAAATCACTTTCAACAAAATCGTTGAAGGTGTTGGGTATTACCGTTCCGTTTTCACCAAAACGTTCCTTAATAAATTCAATCATTCGGGTCTTCATAGACCAGAACTCTTGGTTTGTATAGTTTAAATTGAAAATAGTCGGATTTTGGATTACTTCTGACTGGGAAAAAGGTTTAACATCCGCTGGACAATTTTCTGGCATTATGCTCCTCCAAGAGGCACTTGTAAATTCAATTCCTGTATTTCGGTAATATCTTCGAAGTCCGAAAATAAAATTTTAATCGACAAAACATGTTCTATATCTGTTCCGGGATCAGTTGGATTGAGATCGTCTTGCGTAGCGACACCCACCTCTATATCTGTGACAGCTATCCGTGGCTCCCATGTATCGATAGCGTCAATTATCATTTGCCTTGCTGTTTCGGCAATTTCAACATCGTTTGGATCAAACATCAATTCCGCCAATGGGGTTCCATAATTGGGAAGCATGACTCGTTCTCCCGGATTTGTTAGCAACAACTGCAATAGATCGGATCTAATTAGATCGGCCCCTGATTGAGAATATAGCAATCCTCGGGCCGTTTTTGTGATTGGGTATGGTGCCCCTCTAAATTCCATGATTCTCCTTATTGACTACAAGGCGGCAATGGGGCCCCGCTTTGGAAAGGCTGCAAGTTAAAAATGCTTACGACGAAATCATCATTTCGGCAAGAAGCTCTTACTCTGGTACTGGCTACTACTCTGCTTCCCTGTAGCACCAACACTGGCCAGATTGAAGGCCCGCATCCATCTGGAGTTTCGGCATCGTCGCCTGCTAATAAGTAGATAGCCTCATCAGCCAAGAAATAGTGTGTGTCTGCAACATTGAAATAGATTTCACAGGAAGCGTGAAATGAATTTCGAGAAGCAACTGTTATCCAATTTCTCGGACCCAAGCACCCTCCCGCACAGAACTCGGACCATTCGGTAGGAATATTGCCTTGGTTTAAAGGGGCATTAAATCCCGTAGGTGCGGAAACATCATCGGCACCAATGACGGCATAATAATCCCCTGAGGTGGAAAGAAAGTAGTCTCCCCCTGCACGAACTTGAATTTGACCACCCGCAGGATCTTCCTGCATTCGGATAAAATGAGGGCCCGAACACACATTGTATTGTGGGCAGAAAAGACGAATGTATTGTCGTTGGCATTCTTTCTCTTGTGTATCTGCGTCTTCCATCATCAGTTCCAGACCATAGCCTGTTCTGAGTTTGACGTAGGCCTGCGTTGCCGAATTATCTGGTATTCCTCCTTCTTTTCTCTCAGGAGAACATTGGAGGTTGTCTACGTCGGCCATTTCAAACGTATGCTCGCTCGTAGAACCCATCCAAATACCACGTTGCTTTCCTGCTTGTGCCCCTCCTTGTCCACAAGAAATAGTGTGATCGTTAAATTTGAGATAATGCCCTGTAGCCGTTTCAATGAATATGCCGTTTTCTTCTGATCTTATATTGGTGTCACTTTCGACATCGTTCATCCATATCTTGTGTCCTGTCGTAGAAATCCAACCCGTTTCGCAAAGACATTTGTCGGTTTCTCCAAAATTAAATGGCCTTACCCCGCGATACCAATCGGCAGGTTCTTCTATTGGTTGTTCGACTTCGTCGTTAGCATATAATGTGTGGCCTGAAGGAGAAATGATTTGAAAACCAGTTTGCGGAAGATCTATTTTGTTGTTTTGGGGTGTTCCTACCCCTCTATAAGGTTTGCATTCACTCTCATGTTTATGATAAATGTTAGCACACGTTGGCTCTTGTTGATATGATGAGTTAGCTGTAGGGGTGCCTTTGTCATTATACTCCCCAGCTTGATGACATTCAGTTACATCACCGCTACTTTCGCATTGACAGTTTGGATGAAGCCATTGTCCAGAGGGATGAAGATGGTCGTCTTTGAAAATTAAACAACCGCCGCCGCCCGATTTGATTTCGACCCGAGACCAACGATGATTGCATTTGTAATTGCCATCATCCAAAACTACCATGTGCCTCTGTGGTGTTTTGAATCCGTATATATGCGGCCAAGTTACTTTCGAAGGAGCATCAGGATCGTCACGATAAGTCGAAATGTCATCTATATCTGGATAATTATATTGTGAAGTATTCCAAGGCGGGAAGTTTTGTGATCCATCATTTTTCCCACTCAGATATCCATCTCTTTTTCCTTCGAACATTTCGAGATATTCTTTCATTCCTGCATAATTCCAACTATGATCCCCGGTAGGACCTATATCACAGTCCCAAGTTGTTCCTAGATAAAAGGCCTTATTTCGATTGCCTCCTTCAAAAACCAAAACCAATTTAGATCCAGCGGGTGGCACCCAACTTAAACCACAATCATCAAAACCGCCCATTGCTGAAACAGGGGTGGCAAAAGGAAGTTGTAAGATAGTTGTGCTAGGATCAAGTAAATGTGGACTAAACCATCGAACTCTATTTTGTCCCCAAGGATCAAAAGTATCAACACAAATGGCAGTATGAATACCGAACAAGGTTGTTGCTTGAGCCGGGACCTTCCATCTGGTTTTTATTTCTGATTGAACAAATGTTTTGGTTGTATATCCTATTTCAGAGAACTTACCTTCTATTTGCTCAATCCTCATTCTAAGAACATCCAAAAGATCTCTTAGTGACATGTTGGGTTGTATTTGTTTAGTCATTTTTAATCACACAAATTTTCCGGTTTGAAATTGCCTCCGCTTCCTCCGAAAGTTTGACCCGGAATATCAATATCAGGAACTTCTAACATGAGCTTTAGAGTGGTTACGTATGAACCTTCTTTAATCGTATGGTTAGTACCCAGTATTCTCCAAGCCTTATTACTCAGAACAGTATTACAGCCGGGCATTGCCATCCATTCGCCACAACGGTTGTTAAATGGCCTTATGTGAAAAGGATTGATAACTACAATAGAACAAGTTATGGTCCCGAATTTCGTGGGATCAAGCATTTCTTCACGGGGATCGCCTACGATTCTCATTTCTGCTGAAACTGGCATAAGTTCCTCAAGTTTCGCATTTGCTTTAGCATGTTCTTCATTAGCTTTACCAGTTTCTTTTGCCTGTTGAGAACGAGCCCTATTGATTCTATTTCTTTCATCGACATCTATTTTTACTTGAAGACCTGCTTTCATGCCTCCTTTCGGGGTAGCATCGTGCTTTTTTTGAAAGTCAAGTTTTCCAGCATCTTTTTCTTTTGTTTGCATTTCTCCCTTATCAGAACTACTTTCCGTACCACCAGTGCCAAATTGGGCCCAAGCTGAGGGATAGTTCATTTTAGGACTAAATTCCAGAACATTGCTACATTTGCCTCCATTAACAATAAAGGTCCCTACATTATTTGCTGACTTGCAGTCATCCATAGGCGAATCTTCTTGTTGTATAATAAGGGTGTTTTTTTCGAAGGGGTCCCAATAAATAACCACTCCACTACTTGTATTTTGGCCACGCGGTTTCATTCTGTGTGATGATAACCATGTTCTAATGGTAGACAAACGATCTAATTTATTGCCTGCCCAAGTACCAAAAGGCCCCTCAGATCCACCATCAAGCCATTCGATTGGTCCTGCATCTTTTCCGTTTTGATCTATTCGTTTAAATCTTACGTTTATCGAAGGAGGGCCTCCACAAATTTCTTCTATGGCATACCTTAACCTTTTAGGGGCCGCATCATCTCCACATACATAATCTTCTTTAGTAGAAAAGAGCATATTCATTGCATCTTTACATGTAATATTGTATTTGAATTTGCCTTCTGTAAAATTAACTTCCATGTCTTGTAAACCCGCCCAAATTGGTTGTTGGGTCGCTTCCAACGTAGCACGGGAAAATCTATCGCAAGTTGTTCCTATCCAACCAAATCGAACTTTCACCAATACTCTATCTTGGGTAGCTTTTTTTGCACATTTAATCATGTTGTGAACAAATTGAGAAAAAGATCCCCCTTCCTCGTCTATAATTTCCAATTTCATTTCTATACCATCAGTATGACCATACTCAAAACTTTTGATGACAACGGTATGAGGAGGAGTTCGAAAAGGTGCAGATTCATTTCCGACTGTTATTACAAGATTTTTAGCTATAAATGTGGCTTCCACAAATGGTGCTAAGGTATGATAGTTGGGTGGTACATTTAAACCTTTGCAGTTGTATTTTTGAATACATCCGACTAAACAATCTGTTCTTCCGCGAGAAAGTGCCACTTGTTTTCCTTAATAGATTTGTTTCGGTAATCGAATAGTTTTACCTGTTGTGAAATCCCAAATATCCCAAATAAAATTGGCTTCCATGATTTTCCACCAAAACTCAACAGTACCATAAAAATCTTGTGATACTAGGTCTGGTCTATATTGAGTACCTGGAGTGATTACGGCAAACTTGTCTTCTGAATCTTCTGGAATTTCTTGCCTTTTATATGTGTAAAAAGTCATCCTATTTTCATCACCATAATAGATAATGGTGCTATCAGCATATCGACTAGTAACTGGTACAACTGTATCAGTAGTAATACTTGTTTCTTGAATCTTGTTTGCCATTATCGTCCTGAATTAAAAATTCTAGCCTGTCCGGGTAAATCTGAGGTTCTGTAAACAACGTCCCAATTTGTATCTACGTCAAATTTAAAAGGAGTAAAATACGTTTCGTCCCATGCTACTTCAGTGGGAAATTTCACAGAATAACTTTTCAAAACAACACAAAGAGGGGAATCGCCCAAAAGATTGCCGCATTTTATTTGGCAAATAGGAGGTGGAACGAAAGGAGCATTCGAACCGGAAGCCGCACCGGTTCTTGGATACACACAACTCTCGATTGCTCTTAAATGTTGCAAATTGATAAGACGTTCCTCTGGTTGAGAAATAACGAAATGAATTTGCATACCAATTGTACGGTTTTGAGAAGAAGAATATGTTTTTAAAGGACTAGACCTACCAATAACAGATTCATCACTATAGTCTGCTCCTTTCTGATCGGTTATATCCGGTAAAATTTTGAAGATTATGCGACGAGGAGGAATGTTGCCAATACTTGGTATAAACAAATAGCATTGGTCAATAGGAGCTAAATTTCCACCACTAAATGTTGCTTTTGGCATTTTCCTCCTTAGGTATATCCATCATTTATAATCCATCATTTATAACGTTTCTGTTCGGACCACCACCCGGTTTACCATACTTCCACAAACCATACTGTGGCGATTGTACTGGAAGTGTTCTAAGATTGGTGCTGGGTCGGCCTTGTTCTGAACTTCCTATTATGTCACTTGGTTTCATCAAACCAATGAGTTGCAACATATGGGCTGCAATTTCGCCAAGTTTGGTTACTTGTGCATTTGATGAATTTTCAATCGATGCCAATTCATCACTCTTAAGAGTCGTAACACCATCTTCTGTACTGGCTCGTTCTCGCATCATCGTGGTTTGAACATCGGTTCCTGCCGTTGGTTGGGCCGGTTGTGCCCCCGCAGCCGGTTCAACATTGACTCTTTCGGAACCTCTTTCACCAACGAAGATAAGCTCAGGTCCGCTAGCTATAAAACTACCGCCTTCGGCCATTCCTCTAACGGGCACTCTCTGTCCCATAGGTCCAGCGGCACGTTTAGCAGCAATTGCTTCTAATTGCATTTTATAGCTTAATTCCAAAGGAGCCATTAGTTTTTGAATTTTTTTTGGTGCTTCTTGTACTGATAGCTTTCCTTCCTGTACTTCTTTTTGTACCTGCTCTACCATTTTTTCTTTTTGGGCTTCAAAAACTTCTGCTAATTTTTGCTCCGCAGTAAGTTGCTGTGTAACTTTTTGTTGTGTTTTAGTTGAAATTTTTATCGCTTCGGCTTCAGCATTTAGTTGTCTTCTAACTTCTTCTAATGCTTGATACATTTCATTATAATGAGCAGGAGCTTCTTTTCGTATGCCAGCTAATAACGAAATGTGTTCAGGTTCTCTTTGTTTACCAAAATCTCTCTCATATTGAGCTTTTTCGGCGGGACTAATATCCACCATTGGCTGCCAATCAGACATATCCGCAGCCGTTTGCTGTTTAATGGTAGCCTTTTCAACTTCTTTCGTCATGCTCGTCATAGATTCAGCCTGTTGCTTTGCAATTTCTTTTTGTAGGTCTGCTTGCGTCCAACCCATTCTTTCTAAGAATCTAACGCTGGAATCATGAATGGCTTTGTCGGTTGATTGCAGTCCTTCTACTGTTTTTTCCAGATGAAGCAAGGTTGGGCGAATTTCTCCAGTAGCGGTTTTCTCCCACATCATCTTGGCAGAAGGATCGCGAGCCTGAAGAGCCTGTTCTTCTTTTAAGAACATTTGTAGATCAGCTTTGGTAAATCTGGCTCTACTTGGTTTTGCTTCACCCCCTTTCGCCCAATCCAGTATGCCCTTACCGGCCTTTACAGCGGCTCCCGCAACTCCAAGCATAGGCCCGAAAACAGTCGATGTGATACCTTTAATCATGGAACCAACTAGACCCATATTCTCGCTAGTTTCTTGATAGGCTTCGCGTGTTTCATTGAGTGTATCTTTGCTGAACTTGGTGTAACCTTCGTCATAGACATTTGAGAGCATTTCCGATTGGAAATACGATCCTCTACGCTTAGTATGCAAAACCTGACGCTCTGCTCTTTTGGCCTTGTCTCCACCAAGAAGCTTTGTTGCAAAACCGACGATAGGAGCAAAGATACCTCCGGTAATTAGATCACCCAAAACCGATCTCTTTGCTGTGCGTTCCATTGCCCGAGGCAACCTCTTGATTTCCCGAGCTTTCCTTCTTCGGCCCGCAGCCCCTTTCATAGCTTCTTGCATCTTAAGCAATTCTTCAGGACTTACTCCATGAGTAGCTTTCATGTCGGCACGACTCCCGGCCATCTGTCCTACTGCTAGAGAAGCACCTTCTCTAGCTTTTCCAGGTTCAAAGGCACCCAGGTTAAGAACCGACATTTCAGCTAGGACTTTATTCATTTCTGTACCTACTCCTTCAAGATCGGCAAAATCGCCGCCCTTCATTCGTTCGGCTGCATAAGCTAATATATCAAAGGAATCAACAATAGCTTCCATAATCGTGGCAAGGGTGTCAAGCTTTGCAAGGGCATCCTCCAATTCTCCGATGTCGGGGAAATATGTACTGATCGGATCGATGATGTCTCTTCTTAGTGCCCAAGCTATAGCTTCAAAGAACTTGCCAAAAGCTTCGGTGCGTTCCAGTAAAGTTTCGGCTGGCGAACTAGTGAACCAACCTTCGTCCATCCATCCGCCTATAACGGCATCTAAAGTTTTCAGTGCAGGTCCTAGTTGGTTTAAGACATTTGCCATTCCTTGAAGCATTGATGTAGTCATCTGAACCAAGCTTTCGGTGGGGAAATAGGAGAGAATTGGACCAATTATTGCGTCATTAAGAAACTGGCTCGCTGTTAAGAAGAACCTTGCAAAATCATCCATCTGTCCTACCAAGGCATCAGCCATAGATTCACCAGAGAACCAGCCTGTTTTTGTCCATTTTCCGACAACGTTTTGCATAAACTCCAGAACAGGTTTCAGGTTTTCTAAAATACTAGCCATACCTTGAATCATAGGGACAGTTTTCTTTACGTCATTTTCGCTGGGGAAGGAGACTTTGATCGGGATTATAATGCCATACTGTAAGAATGGTCCAATCTTGGAAAATAATTCTCTAAACTGTGGCATCGCATCCATCAATTTCTGACCGGGAGATGCCGTAAACCAACCTGGAGCAACCAATGGAACAATTGATTCAACAAGAAGATTTGTAGTATCCGATAATGCCTTCGCTATTGCAGCAACGTTTGTCAAAGCTGTTTTTGTTTTTTCTGCTTCTTCGGGATTTACGAATGCAGCTATGGTTCTTCCAATAGCCATGATTTCGGCCATGAAAAGGACAATTGGAGCCGATAAGACAGCAAGTGCAACCACTCCCGCTGTCATCCATCCGGCCATCAAGAATGCAAGCGGAGCCATACTTCCTAAAATGGCCAATAGTGGACCATAAAACAGGATTGCCTTTGATATTGTCCATGCTATACCAAAAACTGCTTCCAAATTCTTTTGAATTTCTTCGATGTTATCCGGCATTGATATTGCCATGGTGGCTTGTGCAATTTTAGCAATGGCCGTTGCCAAAAGAATCATTGGTGGTGTCATCATTATCAATACCGCAGCCCCAAGGGGCATAATAGCAGCGGCAAGTTGCCCTATTCCGCTCATCGCGAGCAATGCAAGAACAGTTAATGTTCCGCCCAATTTGAGAACCGACCAAGCAATAGAACCCGCTGCCCCCAGAAGTTTGCCTAAATTTTCTGCGATTTCTGCTGCCGGTCCCGGATCAAATGTGATTAGACTGGCCATCTTTGCTACTGCCTGTGCCAACAATATCATTCCAGGAATCATTAAAAACAATATTCCAGCCCCAACAGGCATAAGTAGTGCAGCCATTTGCCCTATTCCGGTCATCGCGAGCAATCCAAGAACAGATAGAGCCCCCGCAGCCACTAATACAGCACCAGCAATTTTACCTGCACCAACAAACAGAGCGGTAACATTTTTAACAATTTCCTCAGAAAAAGCTGGATCGGGGGCAAATATTTGTCCCATCTTCAAAATCGCTGTAGCCAATAGCAACATAGCTGGAACCATAAGAAGCAATATTCCTGCTCCAAGAAGCATATATGGAACAGCGGCTAAAACATATACGTTGCTCGCAAGTAGCCCAAGAACCGCAAGGGCAACCGCTCCTCCTAAAACTGCCATTGCTATTAAACCAGCACCAACAAGTAAAGCAGCCACAGCCGCAACTATTTTTACAACTTTCGAAGGTTTTATAAAGGCAGCTACGATTGCTCCCATTCCTAAAATTGCTGCTGATAGCAAAAGCATAGCGGGAATCATGAGTAATAAAATCCCTGCTCCAATAAGCATATCCACATAAGCTTTCTTTGGAATCTTTTTGAGGAGTTCAAGGCCTTTAGCAGCAAGAATTACAGCCCCAGCAATTGCTGCCGCTGTAGTCAAGATAATTATGATTGTTGCACCTATTTCAAAAGCTTTCTTGGGATTTAGTTTAAAAGCTCCCAAGATGGCCGCAGCCGCAGCCGTGATAACTGCGGCCAATGCAACAATTCCAACCATTAAGACTGCAAAAATAGCGGCCCACTTTGCCAATTCCAATCCTTGGGATGCCATGCCCTTTGGAACCTTGGGAACCTTGGGCAATTGTGGTAGTGTCATTTCGGGTGCTTCTTTTAGTGTTCTTTTTCTTCGTCTTCTCTTTCTGACTCGTCTTTTTCTTCGTTCTGGAGCCCGTTCTGCTGTTGTAGCTGGTTCTTCTCCGAAAAATCTGCCTAATCCCGCTTTTTCCGCCAAACCTCTTACAATACCACCGGTAGGGGCAGCACCGGCAGCACCGGCAGCACCGGCAGCACCGGCAGGAGCAGCACCGGCAGCACCACCACCGAAGAAGCCTCGAATACCACCAAGTAATCCGCCACCTAAACCTCCTCCGGTTAGACTGACGAATGAAGCGGCAAGGCCTGTTAAAATGCCTGCCATGATACCCCATTTACCAACGAGATCGACTAAACCACCAATGATACCGCCCGACATATTACGAAGGGTTTCGTTGATCTCATTGACTGTTTGAGCTATATCATCAATAGGATCTACAGCTTTTTTTTGATCGACGCCCAATTTTTGTTGTTCGGCATTCATCTCGCCCAGCAATTCTCTGACTCTGCCCATATCGCCACCAGACATGGCTGCTTGTAAATCTGCGGTAAAATCTTTACCTCCTACTTCTTTTAACTGTTTGGCGGTCATCATGGCCGTTGCTCGCATAATGTCCATAGCCGACGAACTTTTGTCAATTGTGTGTCCAAGTTCTTTTCCAAAAGTGGCCAGATCTTCCCATTCATCAGGACTTAATTTAGCCTTAACTTGTGCCGCTACCTCAGCCATAGTATCGCCCGATTTCACAGCCTGTTCGTCAAATTTTGTCATGAACTCAAAACCGGTAGCCATCAGGGTATCTCTCATCTTCTTCTGAAGATTTGTTTGTTCTTCAGTCGTAAGATTTGTGTTTTTCATCTCCTTTTCCATTTCTTCCATTTGTTCGCCAAGACTCATGGAACCCTTTTTGGCCACTTGGTACATTCGATTCAATTCCTCTGTTTCGACACCGTATGCTTTCTTCATGGCCATGTTGATTCTGGCTAATTCTTCGGTAGAAAGATTGCCAAGTTCTTCAAACGTCGTTCCATATTTTTTCAAAACATTTTCAAGACCTTCTGCCATTGCGGCTTTGCCGCCTCGCGTGGTCATGAGTGTGCCCCGAGTTAATTCATACATTTTCCCAACAGAACCCGCTGCCTGAAACAACAATCTTTGTGTTTCACCACTTGCTTCATAAAACAATTTTGTGGTACTAGTAGAAGCTTCCAAAACTCTTTCCATTTGGTCAGCAATTCCCAATTTCTGAGCCTCAGCAACCATCATGATGATTTGTTTTGTAGCTGATGCCGTCAAAGTTCCGGCATTACGCATGTTGTCTAGAAATCTTCGGGATGACTGAACAGCTTGGAGAAGATTATCCCCTGTCACTCCTGTCCATCTGGCAACAACCTGTACGTTTCTGCCAACTTGAGCCATTTGATTGGCACTAAAGCCAAGCTGCATATTCCATTCGTGCATTAGATCAGCCGTACCTTCCGCCGAACTACCAATCATTGTTGATAGATTTAGGCCGGTCTTGGCCACTGCCAGTCCTTCTTCTTGACTCTTAACACCTCTTTTTAGGTTTTTAAGCCAAGTCTGTTGCATTTGATTTAATGAGTGTCCCGTTTGTGCTACGGAAGCTCCTAGCGTGGCAAATTCTTTTTGCAGTCCCCGAGTTTCTCCGGTTATGCCCTGTGTTTCGAAAGCAACTCTACGCATTTCTTTGCGGAATTGTGTGGTATCTCTAATCATGCCCTCGATTAGCATATGGACGGGGTCCATGCCACCAACAAATTCTTTTGTTAGGTCATGAAGTTTTGTTGCTGCTCCTCTTCGACTTGTTTTGTGTAATTCTTCAGTGAATCGTTTCGCATATGCGTGTCCTGCCTTGCCTCCTTCGTCGGGATCAAACAACGGATCGCCACCACCACCACCACCGCCGCCGCCACCACCGCCTCCACGACGGCCACCACCCACACCACCGACACCTATGGCACTAGGCATATTGCCCACCGCCTCACTGATTTTGTCTGCTGCTCCTTTTATGTTTTTTGTGCTATCACGTAAAGCTGCACTGGCATCGCTAAAGTGTTTGGTCTGTTTACTGGTTCTAGTTCTTCTTCCGGCCTGCTTGTCGGCATCTTCTATTGCTCCAACAATACCATCCGAATAATCTTTGGCCTTATCCATTTCTTCCTCAAAGTCATCTTTGAGGTCTTGAAGGATATCCCGAATTTCTTCCAGAAGGTCTTTTCTCTCTGTTTCAGAAGGGGTCGCCTTTTGAGCAGTTTTGGTAACCTTACTACACTCGCATACCAAGAGTTGTTTGAGTGCGTCATAGGAATTTTCAAGTGTCTTGCCAATGTTGCCAAGGCTATCTCGGACTTCTTCCATTAAATTTCTCCTTCAGGGGCAGGAGCCGGTGGTTCATTAGGAGCCGGAACCGGAGGATTGATTATCCTCGAAACCTGTTCGTGGATCTCTTGCCTAATTGCTTCGATTTCTGCTGGATCATATGCTGGACTTATCATGCTCATAACCTTAGCTATGAATTTGCAATCTAACTTTCTTATCTCCCTGATTCCGCCCCACAGATAACTTCTGAACGAATCAACAACTCGATAATTGTTCATGAAAGTTCTGTAGCTAAAACCAGAGCTATTGCAATGTTGCAATAAGACTCTGATTTCGGGAAAAGTCAGATAATTAACGTTAACTCCACGTATTCTATCTCCTGGCCATGAATCTGTTACTATTACAAGAGGCCGTGGATCGTTTTTCCAAAACGCATATGAAAACGAAATTAGGTCTCCCCTTATTATCCATCCCAAGATTTCCATAGGATCTGTAGGACGGTCACCGAACATCAACTCTGTAAGTCTAGGGTTTATGTTCGGTGCATTAGCCATAATTCAGTGAAGACAAGGAGGGATTACGGAATTATTTATGCTCGAAAAGGCAAATTTAGACTGGAGAATACGTTGTTGTATTTTGAATCGTATTCGCATAATCGGTTCCGGTCGTGCTTCTTATCTGCACCCTGCCCATTGGATCGGTTTGACGATCTAGTTCGGCAGCCCTAACGTCTCTTTCGGCTTCGGCACTTTTGGTGAAAAAATTTCGCATCTCGCTATTGATTGCCTTGATAATAGTTTTGCCTGCATTTTCTTCGTTCACGTTGTCCGAAATCAAATCATCATACATGCCTTCGACATCAAGAAGATAGGCTTTGCCATACGGATGGGTCTTTTCTTCTTTTTGAACACGGTAGGCTATATCATCACCAATTTTGTAGACTCTGACTCCTTCAAATGGCAGATTACCGGAAGGATTTTCCACATAGATATACGGTTCGTCTTCATCGAGAAAGTTTTTAACCGCAATTCCAGCTTGAGAAAGGATCTTCTCAACAATACCAAGTTCTTTTTTAGCCTTTCTAGCTTTCTTGTCTACAAACTCTCGAAAAGTTGCCATCATATCTCCTTAACATGCCTTCATTATTAAGTCGTGGGCTGAATAAACACATCTCTTCAGGACTTTGAGGTCGCTTGGATTACCCTGATAGGGTATTTCTTTGAATCTAAGTCCCTGCATTGCACTGGAGGCATCTCGTATGGTTTGCAATCCCGCTGTCCAAAACAGACTGCCGTTACGTCGTTGCATGAACTCGATTTCATCCATTTGAGGATTGCCCTCTTCGTCCTGTTCCCCTGTTTCCTTCACGAAATAAATGCTCAAGTCGATCATCGGGACAATTCTTCCATCATCATCAATCATTGCTTCCGAGTTATCAGACTTACGTGTTCGCACAACCACCTTGCCTTCGGCATAAGCGGCCCTCAAGCTGTTGGACATGTCCCAACCGATCAAATAGATGGTTCCATCTTCCCCTACAATATTGATGAGATATGCCTTTGTATCAAATTCTTTTGCGATAGATTCAATGACCAATCTTCTTCTTAAAACCTCTTTCTCTTCGGGGCTGCCCTCTTCCAATCTTTTGAGTTCTGGTTCCGAAAGATATCGTTCGGGATCATCTTCCTTTAAGCACCATGTTCCGAGAGCTAAATTTCCCCAGTCGGCATTCATGCGAGTGCAAATCATGATGGCATAGTCTTCTTCATTGAAAACAATATTCTCTTGATCGGGACTACTACTCACTTGAACAGCCCCCAGCAAAGCGGCCAAATATTTGCGATGTAATTCGCCTTTTAGGGCACCGTAACCAAGAAACTGAATTAGCTTGTTGTTTAAGAGGGGTACGGGTTCCATGACGCGAGCCATGTGATCCGCAACTGTTGTAGCTGGATTATTACGATCTAGTTGTTCTTTGATGGCTTTTCGAATCTCTTTGGACGCCTTGTCCACATTGGTGTTGTTCTCCCTTATCAGCAAAATATTCCAATTATCATTGATGAACTTGCTCTGATAAGAATCCAGCGTCCCTTCTTCTTTTTCCAGCCAGGGAGCAATAGATTCTTTCATGGCTTGAACATCGCCCTTAATGGATTCCTTAAAAAAGTTCTTCTTCCAAATTTCAAAATCATCTTCCGTCGCTTCTTCTTCCTCGGGCATCTCTGGAACCTGGGGATCTTGGCTCACATCAACCGGCTGTTCGGCCCCCATTTGCTCAGGAGGCATGCCTTGAGCCGGATCAGCAATGTTCGGATCGGGAGGTATTGCACCGACTCCATAGGGATCGCTTTGTGGAGTCATACCAAAAGGATCTGGTTGACCACCAGCAGCAGGAATATCGCCTCCGAATCCTCCCTGTTCGTTAAGTTGTCCTAGCCAATCCTCTAAAACGTAATTTTTCATTTATTCCCCTTCTTCTTCTTTTGGGCTTTTTCGATAGTATCTAGTAGTGCCCGCTTATTGAGCCCGCCTTGATCGTAGATATTTATCGTGTTGTTGCCAGAAGTTTGTCCCTTATTCAGATAGCCCTTTGATTCACCGTAGGGTTGTTTCAATTTGATACGGGTCATCAATTCGGCCACCTTCGCCATTTTATCGGCGGTATCAATCTTATGGCGAACCAAATTCACCAAAGCTTCTTTACTGGCATTCGACGCATCTCCTCCGTTGATGACCATTTCTGAGAACTCATCTAACAATTCTGAGGTTTGTTGCCTGTCCTGGCGTAAATTTGAGATAATTTCCTCATATACACCTAGAAGATTCTCATCGCTTATCAGATCGAGATGATTCCCTGGTGCCAAAGTGGGCAAATTCTCATCGGGTTTGATGAGATCACCCGAAGCTTTTGGATCTTTTTTCATGGTACAGTATATACGTCAAAGATTGTTAATTGTCAGAACCATTCGTATAAAAGTGTGGAGTGGGCCTAAATAAGATAAGACAATCGGAGAAGATATGAAGTCATTTAGCGAGTGGATGAAGTTGCAAGAAGCGAAAGCGGCCTCGCCCGGAAAAGCGGGCGGCACTCAACGACCAAAACCGGATAGAAATTTTGTTTCTAACACAAGTCAATATTGGGGGCCGTCTGCGACGTTTGGGCACGAACCTCGGAAAGTACAAACAGCAGCCGAAAAACTAGTATCCGCCCCCATAGCAGCAATAGGCCAATCTTTTAAGGATTCACTGGGACGAGATCCAGGACAAGTACCGACTTTTGCTTGGCAGGGCATTAGACAGCAGTTTACAGATAGGCACGTCATTCTCGATATTACTCTACCGCTTCAACTCGTTGCAATTAAAAACAAAAATTGTTTCCCTGGATGCGAACCTAATTGCGACTGTCAAATTGACTGGGAATTTCATGACCAATTCAAACAAATGGGCGAACGAGAATCTGCTATGCGGCACCATCTTAAACTCTCCCAGAAATTCAAAGAAAACTCTAAGCAATATGTGGTTGTTTCGCCTCGTTTGGATGATGTCAACGAAAGAGAAGCAGCAATTGCTTTTACTCGGGCCATGATCCAACGGGATATGTACGAAACATTGCAAAAAAACGGACAACTAGATAACGTTGATTTCTATGATGCAAAGTGGGAACCCAAAATCAATCCCGAAGGTCCTGAACCCACAATGACGATAATCGGAATGTTCCCACGTATTGGTGCTGATATAGCACAACAACGGGCACAAGCTATAGCGGAAAGATAGGAGAATACATGCAATCGTTCAAAGATTTTCTTGTTATCAAAGAAGCAGAGGAATCGGTTGAAAAAGACTGGAAGCAAGAGTATCGAAAACTAGCCAAAGGTTTCAATCCTGAGATTCACTGCAAAAATCTCAAGCCGATCATTGAGGCATTTCAGAACAGCAACAAGATTCCGTTAACTCAGGATACGTCGAAAGCAGTAACGATGCCGAAGAAATCCCTGTTTCTGGTCGGCGGTGCCGTTCGTGATTTCCTGAGAGGTAAAACTCCTCATGATTTCGATCTAGCAACCAATGCCACCCCCGCCCAGATCGCTAGGATTCTTGATACCGCTGGATTTAAGGTGCCCGAAGATGGAGTGTATGACCGAAGTGGGAAACAAGGTCCTGAATTTCAATTGGGCTTCCGACCCAAACGTGCTGAACGAGGTGACAACAAAAAATGGGTCCTCATTGGTCGTGACAATAGCAAAGAACGAAAACCATTTGTGATTCAAGCAACCGTCAATGGTCAATCGTTTGAAATCGCGACATTCCGAAGAGATGCCAAAGTAACTGAGGGACAGGCAGAAGTGGACTTCGTAGATAACCCGGTCGAAGATGCCAAGAGAAGAGACCTTACGATCAACGCAATGTACATCGAACTCACAAATTCCGAGGGCGACAACAGCAAACTTTATGACCCGACCCATAATGGCTGGCATGATATTCGCAACGGAATCGTTAGAGCGGTTGGAAATGCAAGAGAAAGATTTCAAGAAGATCCATTGAGAACTCTTAGGGCAATTCGATTTCATTGTCGCTTCGGCAAAGGCTTTCGAATGCACGAAGATATCGAAAAGGCACTTCCTGAATTTAAAGATTTAGAAGGTGTAGCTCTGGAACGGGTCAGGAAAGAATTTACCTCCGGTCTTACCAGCAAAGATGTAGATCCTAAATGCTTCTTATCAATCTACCACAGAACTGGATATATCAACAAAGTCTTCCCCGGTGTACAACTTAACTTCAATGTTCCGCCGCAACTGAGGGATAAAGAGGATAAGATCCTCGCTTTGGCCTGGATTCTGCAAGATAATCCTGTCCAAAAGATCGCTGAAGTCTTGGGCCCCAAGCGTGGAGACAAACCCACTGGCTGGCCGACCCGAGAACGAGATGCCGTGATCTTCCTGGTCAATCTGAAAGACTTCGATCCCGACGATCTAGAACCGCTGCTGAGACACAGAACTGTCTCGGGCATAACCAAGAAACAGATTCGACAATGGGTGGAACTTTTTGATACAAACGATGAAGGAAGGATCAAAAGCACAATGGGCCCCAAATGGAGAGCCGACGTAAAGAAATTTGCAGCTTTCCAGCCAGATCCCGAACAACTGGTGCAGTGGATGGAGCGAAGCCGTTGCCCCGAATGTGAAGGAGAAGGTTGTGCCTACTGCGATTACAAAGGTTTCCACAAAGCTGGAGTCCATCCCGAAATCGTCAGAAGAGGACAACACATGGTCGCACCACAATCACGTTCCGCTGTGGTTCAGGCAATCAATCGAGAATTGTTGAGAAAGCAGTTCGATAAGTTTGAACTCTAGTAATTTCACATATTCCACTCTTTTAAAGCAAACCCACGGAGACAATATGCAATATTTTGTCAGTATCGAAAATACGAATTATTTTTACTGGCAGATAGAGTTGCTGATTGAGAGCTTCAAAATGAAGGGCATAGAAGATAAGCTTCTTATCGGCATCGCCCAAAACGATCAACCTAAAAATCCCAAATACACTAAAAATCTTATGGCTCACCCACGGAAATTTATACATCGAAATGTGGGTGCAGAAGCCAATTACTTGCCACAAAATAAACCCTTTGCAGTAATGGCTGCTCTTGAAAACGGCCTCAGATTTCCGTTCACTCTTTTGCATCCAGACATGATTCTAGTCAACGAACCTGAAGTCCCAAAAGCGAACCTCGTCTTTCACCCTGATTTCAGTTTAAATCCTCTCATAGAAGATGTACGGTCATATCTAGCAGAAAGCATCGATATCGATCCAAAATCGTTGCCCAAAAATTTGCTTCTCGGTGGTGTTATGATTTTCAATGATATGAACGAAAATTTCTTTTTTAGAACCTATCGCTGGATGCAGTGGCTTCGTTCAAAATTTGGGCCAACTCGAAAATGGGATATAGCAAAAGTAGCGTGGATGCTGTCGGCCTACGAAGTAGTCGCATTGAAAACGTGCGTCGGCATGCCCTTGGAATGCCAGTTGATTCAAAAACATAAACCCACTCACTTCATACACTACAGTCGAGGACTACCGCCCATATTCTCAAAGAAATACTACGCACAAAAGAACCTCCAGATTCATGGAAATCCCTACGAGTTGTTGAGACAACACAATCCAAGCGAAGCCATGAATTTTCTCCACAAGGTCATTGACTCGCGTTCCTAGCTAGCCTCTTCCTTGAACCACCCAATTTCATCCAATTGCCAATCGTCAGGTTTTATTTTCATTTTTGATGAAAGACCCGCTTCGCTTCGCGAAGCGAAGCGGGTCTAGTTGCATTGTTACTTAATTTCTATCCGTTTGCCTTTCGGTTCTTCGGGTTCTGGTTCTTTAACAGTAAAAACCAGACTCAAGATGCCATCCTTGAGTGTTGCCTCGGGCTCAGGCACCACCTCTGGGGGGAGTCGTAGTTGTCTTTTGAAGGAACCCGAGACCAATTCTCGTATTGGGCATTGTTTCTCATTCTTCGAAGAATACTGCTCAGAAATCTTGCCGGAAACTTCTAGAATGTTGCCACGGTCGATTCCAAAACAATCCACATCATTGTCAATTCTGACAACAAGATCGTCTTTTTCGACTCCTGCAACGGCGAAATTTACTACCAACTTATTTTTGGTGCCCTTATTGGGCCCAAAATCATGTATTTCCGTGTAGTAAGCATCCAGTTTTGGGAAATTCGATTTCTTGACCCCGTCAAAGAATTGTTTCCCGAAAAAGTTGTTGAACAACTTGTCAATTTCGAGATTAAAAGGGGAACCAAATTCGTCGCGTGTGAAGGGAGACATTTCCTTCAATAGTTTTTTCTTTAACACTTTTTTCTCCTTAGCTTGTATTAACCACCACGAAAGTGTGCATGGTTTTTCGCCCGCCCTGTGTGGCACGGACTCTATCTTATTTAGAGTTTTTCGGTCAAAAATTTTTACAATGCTCTCTCTAATAGGTTTGAAAACCAACCAGTGCTTAGGGCACTTACAAATTAAGAAATGGAGAGAGAAAGTTATGCGAAAAATTGTTGTTGCGATGCTTGTCGCACTTTTGCTCTGCACCACCTCATTCGCGGGTGAGGCGACATGGAAAGAAACCCTTCCGGCCCAAGATGACGTTGCCCAGTATCTACAAGACATTTCTGTGACGGTCAATTCTGGCATGGGTGAAGGTTCAGGAGTCATTAAGACAATCACCATGAAGAGAAACGGAAAAGATGTTAAGGTCAATTTTGTTTGGACTGCGGCTCATGTCGTAGACAGTTTACGAACAGAAAAGAAGGTGATTGATTCAAAGACCGGTACACAGCGAATAGTTGTTAAGTTTGACGACGCAGATGTTATCAAGGAACTTGTAGAGAACGGTCGTAAGGTAGGAGAACTCAAAATGCAGGCCGAGGTTATTCGCTATAATGAGCAAGAGGACTTAGCCCTTCTGCGAGTCCGAAAGACCAATTTTGTGTCAGCTAGCGTTGTTTTCTATCAAGACAAGAAGATTCCTAGCATCGGAACAGACGTGTATCATGTTGGTAGTTTGCTAGGACAACTAGGATCTAACTCAATGACCAGTGGTATTGTTTCTCAAGTTGGACGTGTTCTTGACGATGGCAAAGAAGAATACGACCAAACAACCGCTACGAGCTTCCCAGGATCTTCTGGAGGCGGTGTGTATTTGAAAAATGGTGCATACGTCGGCATGATTGTAAGAGGGGCTGGAGAAGGTTTCAATCTTATGGTTCCAGTCAGGAGAATGGCCCGTTGGGCCGAAAAGGCCGGTGTACTTTGGGCACTGAACGACAATGTACCCCCACCAACAGAAAAGGAATTAGAGAATTTGCCTATTGAAGATAGTGGCTTCTCTTTCAATGCTAAAGTAGACAAAGATAAACCCTGTGATAAAAAAGAGTTTAAGACCCTACTTCGTGTGAAAAAGTAACAACATCGCATCGTTCCTTTCTTCTGGGAGGGTTCCCTTAACATATGTTAAGGGAACCCTCCCGTTTTCCGGCTAAAAAATTCACCAAGTAAGAGTCCTTGTTGAGTGATTGTGCATAGATATTCATAGGAAGCAAGCCTATGGATAATAATGCAATCAAAGACATTATCGATACGCAGAAAAAAATCCTAAAGGAACTTTCTGCATTGAAACACGGAAACAGCAGAGCAACTCTTGCTGATAAACTTTCGGATACGATTGTCTCTTTTTTAGGGAGTTGGAAGTTCCTTATAATGCAATCAATAATATTGGTGGGTTGGATACTCATCAATGTCTTTAGCTTTGCATTCGATAAATATCCATTCATTCTATTGAATTTGGTACTTTCATTCCAAGCGGCTTTTGCGACCCCGCTTATCCTAATGGCTTCGAATAGGGCAGAAAAGAAAGATCGCCGTCGTGCCGATGATGCCTATCGAGCGATTGCACACATAGAAAAGATGATGGAACGCATGGTTCAGCCATGCCAAAAACTTTATGAAGAAGCCAATGGAAACAAAAATGCCTCAAAAGCAAAATGAACAAGAAACCAACGTGAGTATCTTGGCACAAAAGATAGAAGAAACCGAAAAGATGGGAAGGGACTTGCTCTTCCTAATGGAAACATTCCAAATGGATACTCAAGAAGTTGTGGTACTTGAGAGGTGAACTACCCCGACCCTAAAGAGGTCGGGGCGTTTGCAACCGACGCATTGCTGGACTAACAATGCGGAACACGGCCCCGGCATCCTTGCAGGCCCCGACGATACCTACGCAGGGTTTCGACTCATCTAGAGCATCCACCGAAACTGGCAAACCGGATTATAGTGTAAATTTCCTGACTGTCAAGCGGAATGTCTTCCTCACCTATGGGTTACTTTACAAACCCGTAGAATAGGCTATAATTCGTGAAATCGAAAAAAAAATCCGCAGAATTGACGTTACCGGGCATTTTTCGCCCTTTGAATACAATGACCAGCCCGTTTGGGCGTGTGTGGGGGATAGTACCCCAATGGTTATAATCGGCGGCGTAAAACCATGACATTTTTGCAACGCAAAAATGCTGGCACTGAGAGTGAGTTGAGCGAAGCGAGTTTTGCGACATTGTTTTCTGCAAAGTGAAAGGAAAGCACTATGTCCATCTGGTTCAAAGTATCCAGCAAAAAATGGGCGGCAAACGATTTCAGATTGGAAACCATCGGATTCAACTCAATCTTCGGGAAAGTAACGAAGGTGGAATAATGCATAAGAGTGCGGGTAAAGAATTGCTGAAATTGTGTGATCTCGTAGAAAAAGGGGAATTGCCGGATACGGCAATTCCCCGATTGTTCTACTTTGGTCACAAACTACTTCATGGCATCCACCAGCCCGAAAGAAAATTCAAGTGCGTTGGATGCAAAAACGAGTGGGCAAGAACAGATGATTTGCAATCAGATCCGCCCGTCTATAGCGATTCCACATGCCCAACTTGTGGCACCAAGGACAATGTCTACGACATAACAGGTGACGACCAGATTGCCCGCTGGCAATGTGTTGAATGTCAGCACGAATGGACGGGTAAAGATGGAACTCTTTGCCCCAAATGTGGAGCGGAGAAGAAACAATGAAGAAGGTTATCTCAATCAATCGCATATGGATTGGGATTACCATTGTTGGTTGCTCCCTACGTCACCGGACCAGATTGGATAGATGGAAAGGTTAATTGGGATACCGACAAGAAGTTCGACCTGATCGTTTGTAGGGGTTGTGAACAGTAGCCCCAAAACCTACAAAAATCTGAAAGAAAGTTAAAGAATTACTATTGTAATTGACGATATAAAGGAGTAGAATATGAACATGTCAAAGGTTGTCCGTGTCTCTAAGACCGAATTTGAATTAGAAGACGGGCGGGTATTCCCGCATGTCGAACCATTGGACGAAATTCCGACCGTAGAGGAATTTCAAGCAATCTACGACCACTGGCAGGAGATCATATTGAATGAAGTGAGCGAATTAGAAAATGCAGGAACAGTTAGTGGGGCTGCACCGAGCAAGTGAAATGCTTGGTGT